AATCCAGGAGGTGTCGGTCATAGCTGGGTCAAAGAGCGGTTTATCGAACCAGCAAAGCGCGGGGAACGGCGCAGGCCCTTTATTCCTGCCAGGATTGCCGATAATCCTCACCTGGACGTGGCTGCCTATCGCCTGAGCCTGGCTGAGATGGCACCCCTCGATCGGCAACGCATTGAGTCCGGTGATTGGGATGCTCTTGAGACCGGTACGCTCCTGCAACGCTCCTGGTTTCAGATCGTGGATGACTGGCCCCGAGAGGCGCAGCTGGTACGCTACTGGGATCTAGCCAGCACCGCAGTTACGGCTCGCAATCCTGATCCCGACTGGACGGTCGGTGTGCTCATGGCGATGCTGGAGGGCCGCTACTGGCTGGTCGATGTGCAACGTATTCGCGGCAGGCCGGCAGAGGTAGATGCTCTCATGCTCCAGACTGCCACAGCAGATGGCAAAGAAGTTCCTGTACGCTGGGAGGAGGAGGGCGGAGCCTCTGGTAAGCGTACCAGTGATGACCTGCAGCGGCGGCTATTCCTGGGCTACGATGCCAAAGGCATCAGGAGCGTAGGGCATAAGTTACTGCGAGCCAGGCCCTTCGTCAGTGCAGCAGAAGCAGGCAATGTGGCCCTGGTCCGAGGCCCATGGAATACTGTCTGGTTGGATACCATCTGCCTGGTGCCCTTTGGGGCGCATGATGATGACCTGGACGCTGCCGCAGGCGCCTTGAATGAGCTGGCCAGCCAGCCAGCTATTCGCCTGGACTCCATCCGCGGCGGCGGGCAGCGGGCGTCGGCCAGCCAGACCATGCAGCAGTATCGGTTGTAACTATTGACGGACTTTCCCAAAATGGTGTAGTGTCTCGCACAAACCTGTAGCATTCTGAGCGCTGACGAGTGCTCATGAGATGCGAGCCAATTCTATAGCTGTCAGGTGTACACCCCTGGCGGCTATTTTTTTTGGCCTGGAGATGCTACAGGTTCCTTCCTCTCACCTCCAGGAGCCCAGACCCATGGCCGAGACCACCGCACCCAGTCCCGACATGTTGACCATGGAGCAGCTGGTCACGCCCCAGAGTGATCCCAAGCGCCAGCTGGTCCAGGGAGACATTCTGCTCAATCCTGATGAGGTGCTCCAGCTCCAGGGCCGGCGTGAGGGCATTACTCTCTACATGAAGGCAGAGCAGGAGACGCACCTGGCCGCGGTGCTCTATGCGCGCTACCTGGCCGTGACCTCTAGAGAGTGGGACATTCTGCCTGCAAGTGAGGAGCAACAGGACCTTGACATGGCCGCCTTTGTCAAGGCGGTCCTGCTGGCTACCAATTTTGACGAAGGCCGGCAGCACCTACTGAAAGCCATCCACCGCGGCTATAGCGTCTGTGAGCTGCAATGGCAGGTCCGAGAGCAAGACGGAGCCATCGTACTGCGCCAGTGGCTGGCGAGGCCGCCCTACCGCTTTGTGTTTGACACAGCCGAGCAGTTGCGAGTGCTCACGAGAGCCCAGCCGACGAAAGGAGAGGAGGTCCCACAGCACAAGTTTCAGGTGTTTAGCTGGGGGGATGAATATGGCACGCCGTATGGAGCAGGATTGGGGAGCCAGACCTACTACCCGAACTGGTTCAAGCACGAGATCATGAAATTCTGGCTGATCTTTTCGGACAAATACATCATGCCGATTCCTCTCGCTCGCTACCCGGGTAATACGCCTACCGCGGTCATTGATCGGATTCAGGAGATCGTGGCGGCTATCCGTTCTGAGACCGCCCTGCTTCTCCCTGACACGGTGAGCTTGGACATGCTGGAGTCGTCCAGGTCGGATGCCTCATCGGTCTACGAGAATGCCCTTCGCTACATGGATAGCCTGATCACCAAGCTGGTGCAGGGCCAGACCTTGACCACGGAGCAAGGAACACCTGGCTCCATGGCCCTGGGGGAGGTGCATATGGACGTTCGGCAGGAGATTACCAAGGCGGATAGTGATGCACTGGCAGAAGCTCTCAATGGCCCAGGTGGAGTGATACGCCTACTGGTGGATTTTAACTACCCGAACGTCCAGGCCTATCCTACCTACTGGGTGAATTTCGAACAGTCCGAGGACCTGAACGCCAGAGCCGAGCGCGATGAGCGGCTGGTCAAAAGTGGTGTCCGCATTCCTGCCAGTTACTTTTACGAGTCCTACAACCTGCCCAGGCCAGACGAAGGAGAAGAGGTCGTCGTTGCTCCTGCCAGTGGCGGCTTTGGCTTTGCGGCTCCTTCCAGATTCGCTTCACCATCCCGGCAAGCCCAGGCTGATAGCCGACAGGCAGGGAGGCTGGCTGAGTCCACCGGCCCTTTCGTCGATAAAGTTGGAGACGCCATGACACGCCAGATCCTCCAGTGGACGGAGCAAGGCCAGGGGTCTCTGTCGCTGCTCCAGACCATGCTCCCAACGCTGGAGGCCAGCCTGGACATGCAGCCGTTGGCGGAGGCCCTCTACCCCTGTGTGCTGGAATCGCAGCTGCTAGGGCAGGCGCAGATCGCGGCGGACCAGGTGCAGTTTGCCGTGGTCGAGGACCTCCCGTTCACCATCTTAGATCCAGAGGAGGCGCTGGAGTTTTTTGCCGAGGTGTTAGACCTGCCACAGTCTGAGTGGACGGCACTGCTCCGGGGCATCCTGGGCCTAACCGCCAATGTGGCGGCTGAGCAGCGCAGCATGATCACCGCGCTCGTGGGGGAGGCCCTACTCACCGCCATCGAGGAGGGCAGCACGCTGCGACAGTTCCAAGACAGGATTGTGGCCCTGTTTAAGGAGGAATCCGCCGGCACCACGCCAGGCAAGGCGCAGATTGAGACGGTATTCAGGACGAGCATCCAGTCAGCCTACCATGCCGGCAGGTACAGCCAGCAAGCCGCCATGGTCAGTGTGAGACCGTACTGGATGTATCAAGCTATTCATGACTCTCGCGTCAGGCCCAGCCACCTGGCTCAGCATGGCAAGGTGTATAGGGCTGACCATCCGTTCTGGCGGCGGTGGTATCCGCCGTCGGGCTTTAATTGTGTCACAGGGGATACGCCCGTTTCCGGGCGCGTGCTGGGCGTCTCAAAAGCCTGGTATACGGGGGAAATGATCCAGATAACGACAACGCACGGGCTTTGCTTGACCATCACCCCGCATCATCCCGTAGCGACCATAGACCAGGGTTTTATCGCAGCAGGCGAGCTGTATGAGGGACAGCACCTGTTGTGTAATCAGGTCGAGATCCAATCCAGAGGCGCAATACGTGATATAGAGCAAGGCCCAGCCCCTATTGAGCACGTATTCTGTGCGCTCGACAACCGGACTGGTGCCGTTGCATTTGAGGCTCGACGTGCTGACTTCTATGGCGATGGGGCAGGCTTGCAAGGCAATATCGACATTGTATGGACCACAAGCGACTTGAGGAGCACAGGGCACCCCACCGACAAACAACGCGCCAATGATTTGCCATTCCAGCGGCGAGATATGATGAGCAGGAAGGCGTTGTTGTCGGCTCGACGCGAAGGCTTCCTTCGTCACTCTGCTGCGTCGTCTGCCGCGTTTGGCCTGCCAGGCAGCCTGCAATTGTCGCTCGACAGCAGCCCTATCCTGCCTGATGTTTTGCCATTTCAGCCGCTCTTGCTCGGAAGCAGTGCGCAGTGTGACACCAGCCGTTACCAGCGCGGTGCGGATAGCCGTACGGCTGACGCCTTCTGTCTCAGCGAGCTGATTGACCGATATGCCGGACTCATAGGCGTGGATCAGATTGTGCAGATTCGGCGGTATCCATTTTGCGGACATGTCTACGACCTCATAACCGATGTGGGGTACTTCAGTGCATCTGCATTGATTATATCAAATTGCCGGTGCACCGTCGTAGCCCTGGCAGAGTCAGAGCTGGCGGAGTTTGGCCTGGAGGTGCAGACACAGGATGCCTCAGAGGAACCTGATCCTGGGTTCAGCAGGAACGTCGGGGAGCTGTGGGTCACCAGGCGCTAGGAGGAATGCTGCGGTGAATGGACAACAAAAAATGGCCTTTCTCCATCCATGCTATGAGGCAGAGGCATGCTCACACAGACGCTATGCCATCCTGCGGCAGACAGACAGAGTAGCCGTCTCGGTGATTGTCACCCTCAACATTGGCCTGGAATGAGCCCAATTCTTCCAGGGGCGTGCTCTCTGGCATTGTTCAATAGCCCTGCGAGATGGGCACGGAGGAGCGAGACGCTTGCAGGAGTGGACACCAGGGGACTGGAGTCTGGTAGCCCATCTGCATAAGCAGCACCTGTTAGGAGTCGGGAATCCCTCGCAGGAGGTAGAAGAAAGAGGCCGCATTGCCTGGCATCTGCGCCGTGTGTGTACCCCAGAGGAGCTGGCTGCGCTGTCGCGGCGGGGAGCCTGGCCTAGGCGATAGGAGGAGCCTATGCCCTATGACCGCAACAGTGACCTGCCTGCCAGTGTGCGGAACGTCTTGCCAGCTGCAGCGCAGACCATCTGGCGCAGTGCCTTTAACAGTGCCGAGGAGCAATACGACAGGGAAGAAACTGCGTTCCGAGTGGCCTGGTCTGCGGTGCAAAAGGCGGGGTATCAGAAGGCGGATGATGGTATGTGGCACCAGAGGAGGGACCACAGCATGCGACTCATTGACGGCGGCTGGCTGGCCGTGTTCCGTACAGGCCAGCATACGGACATGCACGGCTTTACCCGGCAGTGGAAACCGGAGGACCTGACCAGCATTGTCACCAACTATGCCAGCAAGGAGCATGAGGCTCCCCTGGTGATTGGCCATCCACGCCTGGATGATCCCGCCTACGGCTGGGTCAAGGATGTCCGCGCTAATGGCAGCCTGCTGGAGGTGCAGGTCCATCAGGTGGTCCCGCAGTTTGCCGCCTTAGTTGAGCAAGGCAGTTACAAGAAACGCTCCATTGCTCTCGATGGCGATGGGGCAGGCGGCTGGCGTTTGCGGCATGTGGGCTTCCTGGGAGCGACCCCGCCAGCCGTGGCAGGGCTGCCTGACCTGGTGAAGCCCTTTGCCACGCAACCGGTTGGCACCTTCGTCCTTGACCTGGAGGACCCAACGCCGGCGCAAACCGCGCACCATCCGCCCATTGAGACCGGCGTCATTGCCAAAGCGCTACGAGCCATGCGTGATTTTATGCTGAGTATCGGTGGCCCAGAGTGGGGCGATCGCATCCTCACCCAGCAGGAGGAGGATACCTTAATTGCCGGTGTGCCAGCTGGCGGCATGCCAGCCTTACAAGGTCGGCCACAGGAGGGCAGCAATGCCACAGAGAGCCAGGGAGAAGGAGCAACCGAGATGAGCACTGATACCAATGGGGGAGCCTCACAGACGGTCACGCTCGCTGTGCAGCAAGCCCGCGATGAGATGCGCAAAGAGTTTGCTGAGCAGCGCAAAGCTGATGCAGACCGCATTGCCGCGCTGGAGGCCGAGAACCGACGCCAGGCCATCCAGGAGAAGCTGAAGGACCTGAAGCGGCACGGCCAGGTGACGCCCGCCATGGAAAAGCTGGGCCTGCTGGCCTTCTGTGAGCAGCTGGCTGGGCAGGCTGACAGCACGATCACCTTTGCTGCAGCGGATGGCTCGCCGCAGACGGCTCCACTGGCCCAGTGGTTTGACCGCTTCCTGGCCTTGCTGCCCAAGTCGGTCGAGCTGGCCACCGTGGTTGACGCGCTGGACGATACGGGCAGAGTCCAGAAGCCAACGCAGGCCATCATGGCCCGCGCCGAGCAGCGGGCGAAAGACAAACACATCAGCACGGGGGCCGCTCTGCTGGAGATCGGGCAGGAGGACCCTGAGGGCTACCGTGCCTACGTGGCGGAGCGGCGGCAGAACGGGAGGGCTTAAACCATGGCTGTCGAGTATCCTGGACTGAGTATGGGCTGTGAGACGGACCCGCAATTTGACCTCTCAACCTATACCTGGAAATTTGTCATCCTGGATAGCAGTGGCCGGGCCCGGCCATCCGCCGGGGCGGCGACCGAGACCATTGCGTATGTCGTCCAGAATGCCCCAAGACGCGGGCAAGGCGTAACCGTCATGACCTCTGGCTTTACGAAAGTTGTGGCAGGAGCCCCACTCCCCATCAATGCTGAGGTGGTCATGGAATACGTCTCAGGCAGTGACAATGGCAAAGCCATCCCTGTTCCTGCCGGGGCGGGAACCTATTGGGTGCGTGGGCTGGTGGTGGTGGCTGCGCCGGCGGAAGATGATGTGGCCACCATTCAAATCGTGAACTACAACAAAACGGTCTAGCGAGAATAATTGAGAATTGAGAATGAAAAATTGAGAATGACCATCTCTCCATTCTCCATTCTGCATTGTCAATTTTCCATTGGCTCCGAAGGAGCAGCCCATGCCAGCCTTACCCCCAGGCCGGACCATTGATCCGGTCATCACCGAGTATGCCCGGAACTTTGTCAATCCGACCTACATTGCTCCCCGCGTGTTTCCCCTGGTCACGGTGCAGGAACAAGCGGCCAAGTACCACGAATACCTCAAAGGCGCCTGGTATCGGCTGGACGCGAGACCCAGACCCCCCAAGGCCGCCGCGCCGGTCGGCGGCTGGCGCATCCAGGAACGCACCTACTTCTGCGATAACTGGGCGCTGGCCACGGAGATCGCCGACGAGGATCGACGGCGCGATGGTGATGCGGTGGTCGACCGCAATGCGGGCGAATACACCTCCAATGGGGTCATGCTGCGCAAGGAGTACAACGTCAGCCGGCAGGTGCTGACCGCGGCCAACTGGACCAGCAGCCTGGATGTCCAGGGCAATTGGGCCGCCGACGCCACGACCAATACCTTTATCGACGATGTCGAGAACGGCATTGAGCTGATCCGCAGCCGGACGGGGATTCGACCGAATGTCTTGATGCTCGACGCCAAAACCCTGATGCAGATTAAACGCAATCCCGGGGTCATTGAGCGGATTAAATACGTGGAACGCGGCATTGTCTCCGCCCCACTCATTGCGGCGATGTTTGACCTGGCGGAGGTGGTCATCGGCGATACCGTCTACTCCACCGATGCCGAGCAAGCCGATGGGATGGATTTTACCGCGGCAGACCTGTGGACGCTCAATGCCGGCAAAGGCGCGGCCTTCCTGGAGTACCGCAGCCCGACCCCCTCGATTGCCAATCCGTCGGCGGGCTATATCCTGCAATGGGAGCAGCTGGATAGTTATACCTTCCGGGATGATCGGCACCATAAGGATGTGGTGGAGAGTAGTGCCAACTTCAACCCGTATGTGGTCGCCCCAGACCTGGGGCACCTGTTCTATGACACGATCCAGACGTAGCAGGGGCAGGTATGCCTGACCGGTTGTACGTGATTAAAAAAGAGGTCCGGGCCAGTTCTGTCCGAGACGCCTTAGCGCGGGAGGGAGCTGGGGAGGTGGTGGAGTGCTACCTGAAGGACGAGAGCCAGAGCGGAGTGACAGCGATCGGCTTCCATGTGGCCACCCAGGAGGAGTATGGCGATGTATGCCAGCGTCGACGACCTCGTCGAGGAGCTGACCGAGGAGCGCGCCCTGGAGCTCTGCGACGATGAGAACAGCGGCAGCCTGGCCGCAGCGCCCGTGCAGGCCCGGCTGAGTGATAGTCTGGTGGATGCCTCAGCCCTGGTCGACTCGTATGCGGGAGGACGCTATACCGTCCCGCTCGTGCCGGTGCCGGCTATTGTCAGTCGCTACACGACGACCATTGCCACGTACTACTGCCACCTCAGGCGGCCCAATGTGCCCGACTCGGTCCAGCTGGCGTATGACAACGCCATTGCCTGGTTGAAGGATGTTGCGAAGGGCACTGTGAGCCTGGGAGAGACCGAAGAGGAGCCAGAGGTCCTGCCTGATGCAGCACTTGAGGTGCGAGCCGTGGTGACAGGTCCACAGGTCTTTACCCGGGAAAGCCTGGCAAACTATTAGGATGTGCTATGACTCCTCAGCGGTATAAAACGCTCAGACATATGGAGACAGTCAGGAATTACCTCAATGCGGTCATTCGTGAACTGCTGACCAGATCTGAGCAGCATGACCAGTCAAAGTTAGAACCACCTGAAGTAGAAGCCTATGATGCCATAACTGATCAATTGCGTGGACTGACCTATGGCTCAGAGAAATACCGCGCTGTCCTGAGAGCCCATAAGCCAGCTATTGACCATCATTACCGTGTCTATAGGCATCATCCTGAGCATTTTGCTCAGGGCTATCGTGAGATGACCTTAATTGACCTGCTAGAAATGCTCTGCGATTGGAAGGCTGCTGGCCTTCGCCATGCTGATGGGGATTTGTATAAGAGCCTTGCCATCAATCAGCAACGTTTTGGCTACAGTGATGAGCTGGCAACCATCTTGACCAATACCGCGCAATGGCTGGAAGCACAGCAAGTTTTTCATAAGGCACACGAATCCTAAGGGAGCTGCTATGCCGTCTGTCCGAGTCACCATCGACGCCAGCCAGGTCAAGCAGCGGCTGGGCAGCCTGAGCCAGCAGCTGGCTGGGCTGCGGCCCTTGCTAGAGGATGTGAAGGGGAGGCTGCTCTTGTCTGTGCAGCAGAATTTCACCGCCGGCGGCAGGCCCAGAGCCTGGACGCCGCTGGCGCGGAGCACGCTGGCCAATCGCCGGGGCACCTCCGCACGTCTCCTCCGCGACACGGGCAGGCTCCAGAACAGCATCACGGGCAGAATAGAAAACCGCAGTGTCCTTGTCGGCAGTAACGTGCTCTATGCCAGGGTCCACCAGGAAGGCGCCAGCATCCAGGTGCCAGAAATCCGCGCCAGGCCAGGGAAGGTGCTGCGGTTTGTCGTCAATGGCCAGGTGGTCTATAGCAGGCGGGCGAGAGCGCACAGTGTCAGGATCCCAGCGAGGCCGTACCTGTTGCTCCAGGAGAGTGACAAGGCGTATATCCGGGATGCCATTGGCCGGCATCTGAG